TCGACATAACGTGGATCGAGGAGGGAGAGACTCTCACGCAGGAGACGCTTGACGACGTGTTCCCTACGATCCGAAAAGAGGGGTCCGAAATATGGGTGACATTCAACCCGAAATATGAAGAATCGCCCATTTATCAGATGTTCGTCGTAAACGAGCCCCCGCCTCGCTCCATCGTCAAAAAGATCAATTATACCGACAACCCCTTTGCTACCGCCGAGACTATCGCCGACGCCGAGCACTGCAAGCGGCTATACCCAAAGAAATATCACCACGTGTGGCTAGGCAACATAAAGATGGAGGCGGATGAATACACCGTCCTGCCGCTGGAAATGCTAGAGCGGTGCATTGATGCGCATCTGACGCTTGGCGATGATGATGGGCGAGCGTTCGGCGGCCTGGACTTGGCTTCGGGCGAATCTGAGGACAATGACGCAAACTCGCTTGCCGTCCGAACCGGCCCCGTGGTCAGAGAGTGCAGTCAGTGGCAATGTAACGATATTGAGACCATCGCCGACCGTGTGGGGCGAAAAATGGAATCATACGCAGCCAAATCGCTATTATTCGACGCCGTTGGTGTCGGAGGTTTCGCCGAGCCTCCTCTGAATAGGGCGTGCAAGCCTGACACGGCTGTGATCCCATTCATGGGCGGCTCGAAGGTATTCAAGCCGGAAGAGCTTATGATTTGCTCAGACGGGCGCAAAGTTCCAAACAAGGATTTTTTAAGAAATGCGAAGGCGCAGCAGTGGTGGAACCTCCGCACTCGCATGGAGAACACTATACAGATGCTCGACGGCCACCCCGTAAAGGACACATGCCATTACCTATCATTCGACGCGGGAATCAAAGACCTTGACGGGCTGCTGAAGGAGCTCTCGCAAGCCACGTATGAAGAAGACAATTCCGGCCGCGTGAAGATTGACAAGGCCCCAGCTGATCGGTACATTATTGTCGATGGAAAGAAAAAGAAGGTGAAGAGCCCGAACAAATCCGACGCAATTGGGTACGCCTTCGCCTCTGACTTCGCAGACGTGGAAGTCTCAATGTTTAATGTTCTTTAACAATTTTGGTCTGCGGTATAGAAGCCGGATGAGATATCCGGATCAGGGCGGTTTCGGTGCGTTCCTCTCCCTCGCACCTCTCCTTTACGTCCTACATTGATTTCCGCAGGCCACCTTTTTGGCAAACTAACAGGAGAACACCAAATGAACCGAAGAAAAGCGATAGCAGTAGCGGCAGCAGGAATTACAGCAATCAGCGCAACAGCAGTAATCCCGGAGTCGGAAGACACGCGTGTATTCAAGTGTGAGATGAGTGAGGAGTTCATTGCGAACACGCATAATGCGCTTGAGAATGAAAAGTATGCCAACATCAACAGCGTGGTTGACTTGATGCTGGCCGAGAGTCGCACGCACGTAAAGCCATAAAGCCATGAAGACATGCGTGCGATGGTTTCCTTTTTAACTCGGGAAATAGGGTATGCTTGCGTAAGTTGTTGATTTAATGATGGGTTACAAAAGGGCCGTTTTTTGGATGATTAAAACCTAAAGGAGAATCACGGGCGCATAGCTCAGTCTGGTAGAGCAGGAATCTCATAAGGTCTTGGTCGGGGGTGCAAGTCCCTCTGAGCCCACCACTTTTAAAGATGTTGACAAACGACACGTTTTTTGTATCTTCGTACACATGAGCGAAGAAACCCACGATAAGTCAGACATCTATAGATCAGTATCCGCCGGGCTGGTCAACGTCGTCTCCGGACTCGGAACGAGAAAAGCCCGCGACCCTTCCACATATCTCGGCGGGGAAGTTCACCTTGACCGAATCGAACTTGAAGACATCTACCGTCACTACTGGATTTCTAAGGCCGTTGACATTAAGCCGTTTGACATGACGCGAGAATGGCGAACGTTCGAGGGCGAGGATATTAAGCCCGAACAAATCAAGGCGATTGAAGAGGAAGAGCGCCGCATTGAAGTCGGGACGAAAGTTAGATCCGGTCTGAAATGGGCAAGCCTTTACGGCGGCTCCGGAATCATCATGCACGTTGATGGGCACGGCGAAATGTCCGAAGAGCTTGATTATACCAAGATCAAAAAAGGCCAGTTAAACCGCCTGTCAACCGCCGACCGCTGGGAGCTGTACCCGTACGCCAACACGATCGATTACAACCCTCTCTCTCCCACCTACAAGACCGCCGAGTTCTATCGAGTAGCACACGACACCACCGGCCAAATGATTCACCGCTCCCGCATCATATTCTTGCGCGGGCGTGAAATGCCTATCCGCATCACACGCCAACTCCTCGGATGGGGGGAGTCTGACGTACAGCGATGGTACAGGGCAATCACCAACAGTGAGACCCTTTCGGCGGCAATCATCGAGGGTGTTCATCAGGCGAATATTGACGTAGTGAAAGCCGATGGACTGGCGCAGACGCTCTCAATGAAGGGCGGCGATGAAAAGATTAAAGACCGATTCATGCTCATGGATTATTGCAAATCACTGCTTAACATGGCGATTATTGACGGCAAAGACGAATTCACGCGAAACGCCTTCCCATTTTCGGGGCTTCCCGATCTTCACCGCACCTACCTAGAAGTGCTGGCTGGAGCGACTGACATTCCCGTGACACGGCTTCTAGGATCATCCCCCGCCGGGTTCAATGCGACCGGCGAAGGCGACACCCGCAACTATTACGACATGATAGCGGCGCTCCAGAACAACGACTTGCGGCCTGCCCTCTACCAGCTCGATCAGGTGATGATTCGGTCGGCGCTTGGGAATTACCCCGAATCTTTGAGGTTTGAGTTTGAGAGCCTATGGCAACGGACAGATGAGGAGCAGGCGGAAGTTGATTCAAAGCGGGCTCTTACGCTGGCCAGCCTATTCAATCTCGGGATTCCTCAGACGGCGCTCATGAAGGACGCCATCGAGCTGGGGCTAGTCAAAAATCTCACTGTCGAAGAAGTCGGGCAGATCGAGACCGAAGAAGATAGCGATTTCGGACTAAATCCAGAGGATGAAGGAGAAGGGTCCAAGAAGGGTAAAGCGAAGAACTGGAAGACCGACGGCAGTGGAAAGCAGTACTATGAAACGTCGGCAGGAAACCGAGTTTATGAGGACAGGTAATGGCGGCGATCGGCTCCATAGTAGTCGGCTTTGACCTGGACGCGGCTGTCCTTGAAATGTACGACATCGGCGTCGCTCTCCGGGCAATGGTGGAGCTCGTCCCCGGTTATGACCGATGTGAGGCAGAGAACCTCAAAGACGAGATAGTTGATACAATGGTGGGTTGGTTGGATGCCGAAAAGTAATTACAAGAGAACTGCAGCGGCGAGAGCCCCGAAGGGTGCGGAGGCCGAATACCGGCGGGAGCTTCTTCGCATCATCAATGCAATAACGGCGATGTTTAAGGATCAGATTGCGCCGATCGTCAAGCAAAACCCCAAGCCCGTCACAGACGGATACATAAAAGATGGGTTCATTGCCGAGATCACCTCGAAAATGGCGATTATTCAGACGCTTCTGAGGTTCGATCAGAAGAATTCAAACGGTATTGCATCAGAGTTCGTCGGAGTCGTAAATAGATTCAACGTCAACCGAGTGAAAAGTTCGATAAAGTCAGCGGGCTTTGAGATTCCGCAATTGCAGAGCATAGTAGAGAGCGAGAATATCGAGAATGCCCTCGACGCATCAATTGCCGAAAATGTCAGCCTAATTACCAAGATGGGCGATGATTACCTTTCGCAGATTCAAACCGCCGTGACGAAGAACTACCTTCAGGGCGCATTCGAGGGAAAGGGCGGGCTACAGAAAGAGCTGCAGAGAATTGGCGGTGTGAATAAGAACCGCGCCAAGTTGATCGCACGGGACCAGACTAACAAGATCACCGCCTCGTTGAACCAGATACGGATGCAGAATGCCGGGAGCATCGGGTATCAATGGAGTAACAGCAACGATGAGCGGGTAAGGGGAAACCCTAGCGGCAAGTATCCGAATGTTCCAAATTCCCGCAACCATTGGGAACGTGAAGATAAATACTACCTGTGGAAGCCGTCAAGCAACCCCCCGATCGCTCCAGATGGCAAGCCGTTTAGAC